GAATTCAATCCACCGCTAGCATGTCGCACAATGTTAGTGAAAAATCAAAACCGGTGACCAAGAAAAGTGATGAAAGTGTAATCTCTGGGGCAACAGCCAGGGACTCAGGTCTAACGAACCGCATGGAAGTCATGAGTACTAATCACGCAAAATTAGCCAGTCAAGTAAATAACTCTGCTGGCGGCGCGGGTCGGATCCCGTGTGCACATAAGAGTAATGTTCAACCTCAGACACAAACCAAGAGTGGTCCCCACAGAGATGTGGCGTGCAGCTCAAAGGTAAACTATGAGAAGAAATATGATTCTGCAAGTTCTAGATTGAACTTAGTGGATGGAGATTTGGCCGATTGCGAATTACAACAAGAAGCCGCCGATGCCGCCGAATTTGCGGGAAACACATCGGGTGGCGTTAGAATACCCGTCGGTAAAATCTATCGTAACACTTCAGAACAGGTTTTACGAAAGAAGTGCACAAAGTCCCGTGTACTTCAAAATAAAAACAGCACTACTGATTGTCAAGATCTTAGTTGTAGTGGGCCTAGTAATAGCGATTGGGATGACTATACTAGTTGCGAGGAGCAAGATCAGGCAAGTGATGAAACTGACAAACGTTCAATCCCACATAAACAGCACGATAATATTCGTGCAGAACCTAGCGGATCAGGGTCTGTCGAAAATCAAGGCAGAAGCAAAATATCTTCCCAACCTACTTTTAACAAAACTAAATCAAACTTTGGTGGAGTTAAAGGAGGAAAGTCGGACAAAAAGTCTCTGGCAATGGGTAAAGGAGTCGCTCTCCTCAATGACGCCGATGAGATAGGCTTTATCTCATTGTGTTTGGTGGACAGGTGGTCTCGTGGTGACATTAATAAAGTCATCAGGATGACATGCAACAAGCCTTTGGGTTTCTTGTGTGACTGTGGTGAATATCACTACGAACTACCTATCTGCACTAGATCATTGAAAGAACAACTTTGTGCTTGGCACGAAGCGGCTATGGAATCCCTAGGGGGTTATGTTGATGATGTTGTGGAGCCTATTTCTGCCCCAGCACCACAACAAACCCAAACAATTCCCACACCAATAATACCAACGGTAGTAAGTGTGGACTCAGATAATAATCTGAGAGACATCATCACTGATATTCTTTTGGAAGCGCAACCAAAGAAAAGATACGAATATCATTCACTACCGAGTTTTAAGATCGCGCAGAAGGTCCCGATAAATTTCGTCGCATTGGGATCTGTTCCGAAGAGGGTCTCACACGTGTTCAAAGTTTTGAAAAATCAAAAGACTTTGAAAAAATATACAAACGTACCGCTCACTGGTAAAGACCTGGTTGGGTGGACTTTGCACAAGACCTATGAGGTACCTATCACTTCTGACCTCAAGAGACGCGTTGTGTTGAGAGACATCAAACAAAAACTCTTCGGGCTCAAAGCAAGCGAATCCACTTTAGCTTGCATAGATCATATAGACACCCTAGTACGACCTAGGTCCACGATTGGATGTTATAACATGTCTGACGTGGTTGATCTTAGCTCATTATTTCATTTTGAAGATATTAACATCAGAATGACATATGAGAAATTTTACAGTGTGGATTCTGAAATGCCCGATATCCCCGGCAGAATAACAGGGACAGAGCTGTTCGCAGAAGAACCCAAAATGGTTGTTTCACTGCAGGCTCGGTGGTATAATAGATGGATCTGGAATACGGAGGACAGTGAGGTAAATTTACAAACTCCTATTAACCACAAAATTGGCGAACTCTCGAAAAAGAAGGATATGTCATCAAGAGCGCAAATGTTGTTTAGCGACGACCTAATGATAGGTGGGCTTTATTTATATTTGCGACGTCAAGAATTCGAGAAGTATCCTGACAGAGCGGCAAAACTCGCACACATGACCAAATTGGCAACAAAATGGCGTGATGCTGACGAGAAGAACGAATTGGACTGTGCTGCTGATATGAATAGGTACTTTATCACAATACAGAAAGTTGTTGATGCTAAAGACACTGAATTCTTATTGGCACCAGTGAATGTAGATCACAATCGTGACAGGAGATGGATTTGGTTATCGAATCTCTTCCGCCGTCAGTTAAACTAACCTCCCCCCGTTCCGCAAACACTTACGCCCTTCGACAAAATCAGAGTGTTTGCGATATATGTCAAGAAGGAGCGAAACTCGAACCTATGGAAGCATGGAAAGTTGCAGCAGCAACAGAACCTCACACCAATCTGCCATGTAAAGAAAAGAAATATGATGTCATGTATGACATCCCGCGCGTATTAAGCAAGGAATCTTACATAATGAGGAATTGTCACCACAATGAATATGTAGGATTGCGAAATAGATACCTGAAAACAGTGCCAAACAAAATAACTTATGATAGACAACTTCTCGAGGTATGTATCTCAGAATTGGCTTCGTTATTGGCGCCGCATTTTCATGGGCCTATCACAACATCAGAATTTATGGAAACTAAGAAAGGAGCGTTAAGGAAACGCTACAATGACGCCTTGGAGAGTATCGGTGTAGATTTTAATCTAGAAGGACGCGACATAAATTGTTCTGCGTTTGTTAAGAATGAAATTTACGACGAAATAAAACCTCCTAGGATGATTATGAACAGGAATCCAAAATTCAATGTGGCCTATGGTAGGTATACCATCCCTTTAGAACATGCTATGGTCAAAGTTAAGCAGTTCTCGAAAGGAAAAAATTTCGTTGAAAGAGGCAAGCAATTTAAGGAGTGCATTTTTGGACAATGGATTTTGGAGGGAGATTGTAGTAAATATGAATCTACACAAAGAATAACTTTGTTAGAAGACATAGAACTCTCTCTCTGGAAGAAGTTGTTAAACAGCTATGATTATTCAGTCATAGAAAATGTGTTCTACGCAAAGATGCTCAAACGCGGCTATACGTCCAATGGTGTAAAATTTAATTTTGTAGGCTGTCGTGGTTCAGGAGATATGGACACAGGCTTATTTAATTCTATCATCATGTGGATAGCTTGCAGATATTTCGAGCTGACCAACAACTATGGAAATGGAAATTTTATAGTAGATGGAGATGATAACCTGATACAAATTCCTAAATATATAGATAATTATATCAATACTTTTGCACATTTTGGACTTGATGCAAAACTTATAATTAGGAAAGATTATCACGATGCAGATTATTGTTCTGGAAAATTCATAAAGAACAGAGGTGAATTTGTGTATGTCCAAAATATCCGTAAGATAATTAACAACATGGCCATATTTAGGAAGATAAAATTCAATCACTGTCGGAAGCAATACTACCACAGTCTTGGTTTTATGTATAAGACAATTTATGGTGACTTACCAGTAATGAAGTCTTTTTCGGAATTTCTGATGAGAGACACTGAAGGACAACATGTTAGCACGGAAATTTTACACGAATTAAATCCGGTCTATGCAGAGCAGTTCCAATTTGGACCAAACCACATAGACTGGGATGAGAAAGAGGCGTGCCTAGAAATGTTGATGTCTTTCGACTTGAACTACACATACGCAGACATCATATGTCACCATTTCGACACTCGGACCATTAGCTATCAGGTTAATGAAGGAAAAAGGTACAGAGTAACATCTAAAACTAGCAACGTAAAAATTGATTACAAACAAACGGAAAACTGGATAATGAAAACTCTAGATAATTGGGTGAAACCAAATGTCAAGATTAGGATTTCTAAAAAATTCGAATAATAGAGGAAGGTCTCGGGGCATAAAATACGAGACCTTAAAACCCAGTTTGGCGTTGCTAATGAACGGG